GCTCGAAGTCGTCGAGTGCCCGGAGCTCGGCGAGGCTCCAGCCGGTCGAGAGCGCGAGCTCGATCATGCTCCGGCGAAGTGAGCGGGCAGGGTAGGAGGGACGGCGCCGTCCTGCTCGACCTCGACCCCGACGACCGACTTGCGCCAGACGTCGAAGCCCTCGGCGACGCCGAGCGCGTGATGGGCGATGACGAGCATCGAGAGCATCGGCGGCGCCGCGGCGCCGATCGGGTAGTTGTGGCGGAGCGCGAAGAGCTCCCACTCGGCGAGCGCGGCCGAGCCCGTCTCGAAGTCCTCGACTCTGCCGCCCTCGTACTCGACGGTGCCGCGGAGCCGGATCATGCCGCCGCCTTCGAGCTCGAGCTCTTCGAGGCCGCGAGCGCGGCGGCGTCGGTGCGGGTTGGCTCGCCGACGAGCGGAAGCTCGACCGAGGTCACGACCTGGACGGCGACGTCGCCGCCGACCTCCATCGGGACGATCTGGACGGTGCCCGCATACGAGGGCCCCGACTCGAGCGGCGTCCAGTCGAAGGCGACCTCGGCGAGCGCGTTATCCATCAAGTAGTTGACGAGCCCGGTCGGGTTCTCGAAGTCCTGGATCGCGTCGATGTTCAGCGCCCAGGAGACGGTCGACTCTGGCGCCGGATCGGGCGTCGCGAGCGTCGGCGTCCCGTCCTCGCTGCTCACGTCAGGGGTGAGCCGCACGGCCGAGGCCTGATGGGAGAAGTCGGTCGCCCCGAGGGTCAGCGTGCCCGGGCCGAGCCGGGAGTCGTATGCGGCGGGTGTGCTCATGGTGAGGCCTCCTCTGAGACGGTGACGGTGACGGAGAGCTCGACGGCCGGGAGCGGCTCCGCGTTGACGCTCGAGCGCCAGGAGCTCGGCCGATAGTTGTCGGTACGCAAGGCGAGCGCGACGTCGTCGGCGAGCGCATAGGCACGGTCGACGGCGAGCTCGGCGTTGAACGGGTCGCCGGAGACCACAAGGACGGGAACGGTGAACGTCCGGCCCGCCATCGTCCGGGAGGCGAGCGTCGGCAGGCCGACGAGCACGCCGACCGGCTGCGGGTAGAAGGCACCCGGGTCGCGGGTCGCCTCGATGCCCGCGGCGGCGAGAAGCTCGAGGAGCGCCTCGAGCGCGCGCGAGGCCTGCGATTCCTCGAGCGTGCTCACGTCGCGACCGGCCTCCGCCAGCCGACGAGCCGCATCACTTCGGCGCGCCTTGCTCCGAGCGAGTCGAAGAGCATCGTCTCGTCTCCATAGCCCGCGAAGCCGGACGGGGCGTTGCGCGACTGGTAGACGAGCCCCGCCCACATGATCGAGCCGCCGCGGACGTCGTCGCCCGGGGTGAACGTCGCCGGGTCGACCGTCCTGTCCCAGAGGTCGCCTCGTCGCCGCTCGACCGCGGCCTTTACGACCGCGGTCGAGAGCGCGAGGTTGTCGTCGTCGGCGACCGCCGCGGCCGGGAGGTCGAGGTAGGCGCCGACGTCGTCAGGAGTGATCCACTCAGCCACTTAGGCCTTCGTCGTCTTGGAGCTCGCAAGCGCGCTGGCGGGTGTGACGGCGGAGAGCTTGAGGAGCTCGGCCGGGTAGTCGGTGTCGAAGAGGCCCTCGCCGACGACCGCGAGCTCGACGTTCAAGGCGCCGATCGCGTTTGCGGTGAGGCGGACGGGGTCGGTGACGCGCGCGTCGACGGCCCGCCGGGTCGCGAGGATCGCCTCGCCGGCTGCGAGCGCGCCCGAGGCGACGATCGGGATGCCCGCATAGGTCGTGCGGAGCTCGTTGCTCGCGGAGACGGCGCCCGAGGCGACCGCGACGTTCAGCGCGTTGGCGTCGGCGAGCGTGCCCCACAAGTCGGGAGCGACGATGATGACGTCGGGCGAGCGTTTGGAGGCGACCCAGAACTCGGCGATCCCGGCGCCGAGCGTCGTCGAGGTGCCGGGCGCCGCGGCGCCGACCTCGCCGTAGATCTTGGCCTCGACGTCGTAGTACCAGTCCTGCACGGCCTCGGCGTAGATCTCGTCGATGATCGACGGGTCGGACCGCTGGACGACCACCCAGGGGATCGCGCCCGCCCAGTCCCAGCGGAGGACGGTCGCCGACTGGGCTCCGACGACGACCTTGGTCGTGTGCGCATCGTCGTCGACGGTCGCCGCCCATTGGCCATCCGGGGGAGTCGTCCAGACGGGCTTGTTGACCATGAGGCCGACCCCGGGGAGCGGCCTCGACGAGAACGCGCCGTACAACGGCCGCGGGGTGATCTTGCCGCCGAGGACGGTGCGCTCGTAGGTGGGCGGGAGGAGGCCGGAGACGTCGGTCGAGATGCTCTCGGTGAGCGCGGCCTCGAGGAAGCGGCGAGCGTCGGGCTCGCCGTGTTGTGCGCGGATGATGAGCGCGACGAGCTCGCCCGCGATGAGCTCGCGCGTCGGACGGTCGGCGCCGGCGATGATGACGGGCGCCGCCGCGGATGCTTCGGTCATGGTCGATCCCTCCTCGGGGTCGTCGTCGTCGCCGCCAGCGTCGTCGCCGGCGTCGTCTGCTTCGGGCTCCTCGCCCTCCTCCTGTTGGTCGCCGTCTGGCCGCTTGGGAGGCTCGGCGAGCTCGGCCGCTACGCGGGTGACGGTCGCACCCTCGAAGGCGCCGAGCGCGAGGAGCGAGACTTCATGGATCGCGGCCTCGACGACGTCGATGACGCCGTCGACCTCTTCCCGGAACGAGACGAGCTCGGCGCCGACCGACAGGGAGCCGCGCGACCCGGATGCGGCCTGGACGAGCGCCGTGTCGCCGCTCGAGGTCTGGTCGACGCGGAAGCGGCCGAGCGCGCCGCGGCCGGTATCGGCGAGCTCGGCGAGCACGCCGACCGGCTCGCCGCGGTTGTGGTCGACGAGGAGCGGCGTGCGAGCCCTGGCCCTGCGCGCCGAGCCCTGGAGGAAGCGGTACTTGCGGCCGTTGATCGTGGCGACCTCGCCGTAGGGCACGATGACGCCCTCGATCGTCCGCTCGACGAGGTCGGCGGCGGCGACGTCCATCTCGAAGTGGAGCATCTACACCCTCCCTGGAGTCAGGTCGTTCGCGGTCTGAGACGGGATGGCGAGAAGAGCCCTGGCCTCGTCGCGGCCGATGATCCCGGCGGTGAGAAGGTCGATCGCGTACTCGGCCGCGGCCTGCGGGTCGGAGCGGAGGAACGTCTGGACGTCGAAGGCGACCGACTGGCCGCGCGGGAGCACGTCGGAGAGCGTCGCCTCGATCGTGTGCAGGTGCGGCGCGACCGCGCTCGAGACGAGAATCGCGAGCTGCTGGGAGAGGTTCGAGTAGAGGAGCGCGCTCGCGTTGCCGGACGGGCTCGCGCCGATCATCGCGACCGGGACGTTGAACAGTCGCGCGACGTCGGTCGCGACGTTGGCGCGCGCCTCGACAAGCTGAAGGTCGGCGGGCGAGAGCTCCTCCCGCGTGTACCTGACGCCCTGGAGCCAGGCGATGCCGCTGTCGCGGCGCGCGGCCTGGAAGTCGGCGACGACCGTGCGCGCCTCGTCGTCTGAGAGCTCTGCGCCTTCGTTTGTGAGCGTCCCGGCCGGGAGCTCGACGGCGGCGAGGCGGCGCGCGGCGAGCTCGAGCTCGATCGCCGCCGCGAGCGTGCGGGCGCCGTAGATGAGCACGCCCGGGATCGGCGAGTCGAAGCGGATGACGTCGGCGACCGCGACGACGCCGTCGACGCCGGCGATGTCGTAGCCGGTGAGGACGGAGTAGGTGCCGCCCGAGCTCGACGTTCGCGGCGTGACGTCGACGACCGGCGTCCAGCGCGCCCGCGTCGGGACGCCCTCACTGTCGCGCTCGAGGACGCGCCAGTAGGCGCGACCCTCGAAGATCAAGTCGTCGACGGTGCCGCCGATCGTCGCCGGCCGCGTCGTCGACGGGTCAGGCTTCGTGAGGAGGTAGCCCGGGTCGAGCCGCTCGCCCGCCCGGTAGCGGAAGAGCCCAAGCTGGACGGTCGTGCCGACGAGAAGGTTGCGGCAGGCCACGACGCTCGGGATCGTGAGCGCGAGCTCGCGCGAGACGCCCTCGGCGATCCAGGCGAGCTCGGCGACCTCGAGCGACGTGCCCGAGCGGACGACCGGAAGGCGCGACCGCAGGCGCGGCGCCGTCTGAGAGACGACCGGGGAACGATCGTCGGCGCCGCCGCGGACAAGCCGGAGCTTCACTCCTCGAGGATGCGCGCGAGCGAGGGCTCGCCGCCATGCCTCGAATTGCTAGAAACGTCAGCCGGAGAGCACGCGCGCCCGCGGCTTCTGCACGGGCCGGAGCTCGGCGCCGATCGCCCAGACGGCGGCGCGGGCGAGGAAGATCGGGCCGGGGGAGCGGCGCGTCGAGAGCGTCGTCCCGACGTCCGGGACGGTGACCGGGGTCGCGGTGAGCATCTGCCGGGTGAGCTCGTCGTCGCCGTCGTGGCGGAGGCGGCCGTCGACGATCGCCGCGAGCGTCGGCCCGTAGCCGGCGCGCTGCTCGGCTGTCCCGATTTTCGTCGCGGTGACGCCGCGGAGCGCGGCGACGTGCTGCTCGAAGCTCGCGGGGAAGAGGAGCGTAAGCCCGCGGCGGCGCCGGGTGAGCTCCTCGAGCTCTGCCCAGAGCGCGCGTCGCGACGGGAAGGCGCGGCCGGAGACGACGACGCCCTCGCCGGCGGCGACCGCGAGGACGTAGCCGCACGGGCCGAGGCGTCCGTCCTGGTCGTTGACGGCGAGCGTGCCGCCGGCCGCGGGGAGCTCGAGCTCGCGGTCGGTCGCCGCCGCCCACTGGGCCGGCCCGATCCAGGAGCTCGCCGCGAGGACCCACTGGTTGAGGTACTGGCGGCGCCAGTCGGCCTCCGAGCTCGTCGCGAAGGCGTGCTCGAGCGCCTCGAGGCGCGCCGGCGTCCAGTGCGGCGAAGCGAGCCGCCAGGCGTCGCGGTCGTCCGGGTAGGCATCCGGCGCCGCCGACCACTCGAGGAGGAGGATGCGCGCCGCGTCGGGGTCGGCGAGTTGGACGATCGCGGTGTCGCGATCCTCGAGCAGGAGCTTGGAGCCGCCGTCGCCCGCGGTCGAGACGAGGACGAGCTGCGGCGAGCGCCGCTCGAGCATCGTCGGCGCGATCGAGCCGTCGACGACGTCGCGCGAGACGCGCCAGGCCTCATCGACGAAGGCGAGCGAGACGGAGCTCCCGACGCCGCCGTCGAGGGTCGAGGCTGCGAGCCGCCACGCCGAGCCGTCCTCGAGCTCGATCGCCTCCTGGCCGTTCGAGCGCCGGACGATCGCGCCGAGCGTCTCCTCGAGCGTGCGCGCGGCCGGCGTCCAGATGCGCTGCGCGGTCGCGCGCAGGTTGGCGACGTGGAGGACCTCTTGCGGCTCGTCGAAGAGGTCGGCGGCGCCGACCCGCCAGCCGCAGAGGCCACGCGAGAGGATGCTCTTGCCGGACTGGCGGGAGACGGTGAGGATGACGCGGCGCCAGCGGAGCGAGCCGTCGGCCCTATGCTCGAGGATGCGCTCGAGCGCGTAGCGTTGCCACGGCCGGAGCTCGTCGCGGAGGTAACGCTCGATCCAGCCGGAGGCCTCGGCGCCGTAGCTGCCTACAACATCTGAGGGCCGGGGAGTCTCCAGCCGCGGCGGGACGAGCTCGACAGAATCCCGCGTTTTCCAGGGGTTTCGTGGGGAGATTGGAGGTGGTGAC